CCGTTCCCCCTACAAGAAGAACAATACTCTCATCCATACGGATGTCAATACATGACACAAACAATCTTTCAGCGTGTCTTGTACCCCTGTGGATAACTTCTATGTCACCATTGGCGCATTCAAAAGGAGAGGGGATAAATGATGCTTTTGGTCGTTATTGGGGGCGCAATCGCCGTCACAGGGCTTGTGTGGGGGCTTTTAGCCCTTGAGGACAGGTTCACCGCACAGATTACACACTCAGAGGGTGGGTGGGGCTATTGATCAACCGCGACCCCCTCTTTTCGGTTCACAATGCCCTCAATGGCGATGTGGTCATTTACCTAGAAGAAAGAGATGCCAACTGCGATTTGATTGAGGATGTTCTCACCCAGGTACCGATGGAATCCTTGAAGTCAATCAATGCATTGAGGCATATAGATTTGAAATCAATTGAATCAGCTCGATTGATGGATAAAGCAAGATCAGCCGTTCCTGACCTTGCAATACGACTCGCAAGCGTGAGCGAAAGCGAGGCACTTACTTTGGCTGAACAACTTATCACCGCCGTGAAGTATGCACGCGCTATGCGTTCGCAGCCTTTGGCGACAAAATTGGAGTTGGTGAAGTAAGTTGGCAAATCCCAATGGTCGAAAAGGCGCACTCTTTGAAACTTCAGTAATGAAGTGGCTGAGAGAACACGGGGTCAGCGCCGAGCGACTAACAAAGGCAGGAAGCAAAGATGAAGGTGACATTGTTTGTGTCGTTGCAAACAAGACTTACATCTTTGAGTTGAAAAACCGCAAGGCGATCACACTTCCTGCCTTTTGGGATGAAGCCATCACAGAAGCAAACAACTATGCATTAGCTCGTGGTCTTGAACAAACTCCACCTGCTTATGTCATAATTAAGCGCCGAAATGCTGGCATTGAAAAATCATGGGTTGTTCAGGATTTAGAACAATGGCTCGTGACTAGGGAGTGAATTTCACATACTTCTTCCCAACACTACCTTTGTTGTTACAGGCACAATGCCGTGACATCGAAAACCCGGATATTTTCTTTCCTGAAGGAAAAGTCCAAGAGGCAAACAGTCTCCCAATCGCTCGCAGTATTTGCGAAGGTTGTATAGAACGAAAGGAGTGCTTGGAATACGCACTTGCAGAAAACATCCCATTTGGGATTTGGGCAGGAACGACACCAAAGGAGCGTGGAGTTTATGTTCAAAGAAGGCGCAAAAAGTTCGGCATCAATAAAGCCGAGACGATTCGCAGACTTCATCTGCAAGGAAGAACACCAAAAGAAATCTCAGTTGCTTTGAATGTTGACCTTTCGTACACAACGCAAGTTCTTCGCAAAGCAGGGGTGAAATCAGAAGGAGAACTCCAATCACAACTCAAAACAAAAGACTTATCAGGGGGATTGCAATAATGATCAGCGTAAGTGGTTTGACATCAATGGTTGTCAATGCCGCATTCGCTCCACAAATTGCAGTTCCTGCATCCATTGTCTATTCAGAGCGACCACCGCTTTCCCAGGTAAATCCGAAGGAAGTGGCTCGTGATTTGCTTACAACTAAGCAATACAAATGTTTTTCCGCGTTGATTGGCAAAGAATCAGCCTGGAAAGATGCACAAAACCCAACGAGTTCAGCTCAAGGCATCGGCCAACTGCTTGACTCTACCTATCGCAATCTTGGAATGGAACATTCTGAGTCTAAGGTGTCACAACTCGTGGCAACTCTCGCCTATATCCACAGGCGCCATGTGTCTCCATGCAATGCGTGGTCACACTTCCAAAAATTCAATTGGTACTAAAAAAGATTCGGGGGAATTACAAGTGACCATTGAAATTGAACACAAGCGTGTTGTCTTAGATGATGACATTGCTTCTTGGCTCAAACAATACAAAGATGCTTTGAGTCGCATAAAAGAGTGGCAAGAAGTTGCCGATATAGCTCGTTCGCACCTTGAAAGTGCATTAGGCGATGCTGAAGTCGGTATGTATCAGGGCAACGAGGTTGTCCGATGGTCATTTGTTGAATCAAGGCGACTTGATGTCAAGAAGGCGCGAGAAATCCTGCCTGATCAAGTCATTCAGTTGCTTGAAGTTCCAACAATTTCACGCCGTTTTACAATTGTCGAGAGTGGTGAGGTATGAGCATCATTACGCCCATCTCACCACTTCTCGATGAGCCACCTTTTGCACCCTATGAAGATGATGAAGAGGATGATGACTAGATGACTTTTGTTGCTCCACATAAACCTTCAAAGGTGTTGGCTAATGAACTTGCCGAGATTATTTCAAAGGCAGGTGCATGGTCGCCACGCTCTAAGCAGATTGCCATCGGCCCATCTGAAATTGGGCATGAATGCTCACGCCGTCTTGCCTACAAACTTCTTGATTGGGAAAAGATCAATGAGGGTAGCAGTAGCAGTTGGGCAGCCCAGGTGGGAACGGCAATTCATGCTTATCTAGCCGAAGTCTTTGGCAAGATTGAAGGATATGAAGTAGAGCAACGAGTCACTATTCGTTCAGGTCTGTCAGGTTCGATTGACTTGTTTGATGTCAACCGTGGAATCGTGATGGATTGGAAAACAACCTCATCTAAGCAAATTGAAACGCGCAGGAAAGAAGGCGCGACACAGCAACAACTCATTCAGACTCAGCTTTATGGATACGGCAAAGCACAGCAAGGTGCCACCGTCAACCATGTGGCACTTGTGTATTTACCGACATCAGGTTCACTTGATGATATGCACTTAGAGATGTACGAGTACGATGAGCAGGTTGCATTGGATGCACTTGCTCGAATTGACAGTTTATACACGCTTCTTTCAACAGTTGATGTTGAGAGCAATCCGCAAATGTGGGATTTAATACCTGCCGAACCGACAAGACTGTGCAGTTATTGCCCTTATTTTTTACCGTATAGCAAAGATTTATCTCGCGCCTGTCATGGAGATACACAATGATGTGCAGTTGTAATTCTTGCAAGTGCGGTCTTATACCGACAAAGGCACTCTCAGATGGTGTCAAAGAATGGGTGGAAAACAATCCGCCTGAAGAGTTAGACAACAACAACAACGAAAAGGGGGAACAGTAATGTTCACAGCACCAACGCAAGGTGGCGGTGATTCAGTCAAGGTCGCAGACTTGGCAGGAAAGCTGCTTATCATCACACCGATTGAACACAAGAAAGAGATCACAACAGTTCACGGAGTCACAGATGCAATTGAAGTCAACCTTGTTGACCTTGATGGCGATGAGACACACAACAACATCTTGTTTTTCAATGTTGCACTCAAGAATGCTTTGAAGGACAAGATTGGTCAACGAGTTTTAGCACGCATAGGACAGGGAACGGCAAAAGCCGGAAAATCGGCACCGTGGGTTCTCATTGATGCAACAGGCAATCCTGACGACTTAGCAAAGGCAAATGCCTTCATCGGCGGTGGCAATGCGAAAGCATCCGCCCCTGCCGCACCGCAAGCACCGATTGACACCAACAACTTGCCACCTGAAGTTCAGGCATTGTTGAATCAGTTGGGCGCGAAGTAGGTCTAAATTTCCTGTGGCTTTAACCTTTCCTTTCGCCACGGGGAACGAGGTATGGGATTTGCGTTCTTGGGGAATTGCGCAGGTGGGTTCGACTCCCACCACCTCACAAGTTCAATGTTTTGGGGGATGTAATGATCACGGCAGTTTCATTGTTTGCAGGTGTAGGTGGTTTTGATTTAGCTCTTGAACGAAACGGTGTGAAGGTAGTTGCATCGGTTGAAATAGATAAGAAAGCACAGGAAGTGCTACGCCGACACTTTCCGAACTCAACAATTTTCGGTGACATCATGGGGGTAACAGGTGAACAACTCATCGCAGCAGGATTTATTCCACAATCAGGAATCATCACAGGTGGATTCCCCTGTCAAGATTTATCAGTTGCCGGTAAGCGAGCAGGATTGGGCGGAGAACGGAGTGGACTTTTCTGGCAAATCTGCCGACTCCTTGACGAAACAAGAGCGCAAAATTTTATCCTCGAAAATGTCCCTGGGTTACTTTCCTCAAATAACGGAAGAGACATGGCCGTTGTCGTTGAAGCGTTGGTCAAGCGCGGGTATCGCATCGCCTACCGGGTGCTTGATGCTCAACACTTCGGAGTTCCCCAACGCCGCCGTAGAGTGTTCATTGTCGGATGTCTTGGAGACACAGGGCGATCACCTGAAGAAATACTCGCTATCTCCCAAAGCCGCCCAGGGTATCTTGAGGCGAGCAAATCGAAGAGAAAAGACATTGCCACCACAACTTCAGAAAGCGTTGGAATATACGGCGAATCAAGTTTCGGACAATACAAACAAGGAGTAAGCACTCTCAAAGCATCAGGTGGCGTTCTTGGGGGTGGAAGTGAATCTTTTATCGTTCACGAAAGCTAAACGCGCACAAAATGTCAATGATTATGAATCTTGGATTTCGGGGGGGGTAGCGCCAACATTGAACGCAATGGACAACAACGGCGAAGCATATGCAACCGTTTTAATTTGTGCGGTGGATTTTTACAATGCTTCAATTAGTAATGTTTCACAAACTATTAAATCCCATTCGCCAAATGATGTGAACATCGGTGGCGTTCTCATTATTGACGGAACTCGTGTTGATGATGTCAGAGTGTACGAAGATGGCATTGTGCCAACAGTAATTTCAAGGTATGGAACAGGTGGGGGAAATGTGCCGATGATTTTTGAACAAGAACCTTTAGCGGTTAGTTTTTATGATGCAGAGGTTTCAGATACTTCGCAAACTTTAAGAAAAGGTGAAGGACATTACATAAGCACAGGTGGTGTCATAGATCGGCAAATTGTTCGCCGATTGACACCTGTTGAATGTGAACGCCTTCAGGGGTTTCCTGACAATTGGACAGATGGACAGGCAGATTCAAACCGATATAAGCAAATGGGCAATGCAGTTGCAGTTCCTGTCGTTGAGTGGATCATTTCACGGATGGTCGCAGAATGATGCAAGGTTTTTATTCAAGCGAGGCATTCAAATCATCATTAGATGACACATGGACAACTCCACGCGCATTTTTTGATGAACTAAATGATGAATTCCAATTCAAACTTGATGCAGCAGCCTTGAAATCTTCAGCTCTTTGTGATTTTTGGTATGGGCCTGATCATGAAAATCCCGAATTGCAAGATGCTTTTCAACGCAATTGGCAAGATGATGCTCAAGGCAACATTTGGTTGAATCCACCTTATGGGCGAACAATAAAAAATTGGATGCAAAAAGCCAATTTTGAGGCTACTCGTGGGGGGGGGGCAAATTGTGTGCTTAGTTCCTAGTAGAACAGACACTTCATGGTGGCATGAGTATTGCATCCAACATGAAATCAGATTCATGCGTGGCAGATTGAAATTCGGAAATCAAAAACATTGTGCGCCGTTTCCTTCGGCGGTAGTCATTATGAAGGGGCAAAACGATGAATGAACTACTGCCAATCGCCCTGCGGTTTCTCAAAGAAGGAATCTCTGTCGTTCCTGTCGCCAATGACGGTTCCAAGCGACCTGCCTTTGCCTGGCAACGCTTTCAAGAGGAACTGCCTAACACCGATGAATTGTTGATGTGGTTCAAGAATGGTGTTGATGGCATTGGCGTTGTCACGGGCAAGGTCTCCGGCAATCTTGAGATGCTTGAACTTGAAGGTCGCGCCGTAGCTCAAAAGATACATCTTGAGATCGCAGAGATCGCCAACAACTCAGGG